CTTCAATAGATCCTCGACGAGCCATCTCCTGGTTAGGGAGCTGAGACTCATAGTTGATAAGATGTCCATACCTTGAGGTCTGGACAGCTCTCTCAAAACCGTCCTTGAGGCCCTGCTGCATGTATTGCATCGCAGCAGGTTCAATGGCGATAATTCGAGGAGTTTCTAACGTTTTAGGAACAGCAACGACCTTAACAGGCGTTTCTGTACCAGGCCGAGAAGCCCGACCACCGGAGTCAATATCATCAAGATACAGACTCCAACTGGAAAACGCGTATCTCCCAAAGGGAAAAACGTCTTCTAGTCGGTCGTGCCAAGAGGGCTGATTCCACTTAGCGTTACCGCTAAGCTTATCAGCCACCTTTCCAGGTCCATGCTTTGGCATGATTCTTCCATTACGCACTTGGAAATTCCAAGCGCCAAGAAGATCACCAAAGAGGAGATGGGACCAGACACGAAGCTCCACGAGAAGTGAAGCTTCGATCGTCTTGTCCGTCTCACGGACTTGGTTCTCAATTTCGACATAGGTGTCGAAGGCTGCTTGTGTGCGCTTTTCAGTACATTCAAGTTCCACCTTCTTCATCATTCCAGTTACCTGGAGCAGGACTCGAATTGCTTCGATGTCCGGCGTGTCGAGAATCACACCACTCGCTTCATCGAACACAAGCCTAGTCCACCCTCTAAATAAAAGAGGGAGACTGCCCTTTTTCGGGAAACCCGAGAAATGGGACGAGGCTACCTGACCGTCCGCTAAGGCCCTTTGAAGGTCTTTGGCGAACTTAGGTAGGGTTATCGTTAAAAACGAGAACCCCTCGTGTTCAACTCGCTGGGAGATGGTTTTTACATCTCTCAGGGTGCTGATGCCGAACTGGGTACCGGATTCCTCCAATACCCTTCGGTGGAGATCAATCAGGCTTTTCAAGATTGGCCCTTTCTGGGTCTGATCTATCCTAAGTCTGTTCCGACCTCTTTTCAGAGAGTACGTTCTTATTGAAGAACGTACACCCCCTTAATGTCTGTTACGCATACCACGATTAGTGGTGGCGAAACGGAGCACGATCGCAAAAACTACGATCGTGAGTAAGGCGAGGATAGTCATCACGCCACCCAAGACGAGAATCCCTTTCAGGATCAAGTCGAGGGCGTCGAACGAGACTATGCCTCACCACCAAGAAGCTTGACGAGGTTGGCGTTCGTGCTGGCGGTAAGCCAGACAGCGAGCGCAGCAGCCAAGTCCTTCTGCTGATCCACCGTAATTCCCTGAACAGGGAAGTCGGCCACCACGTAGAACGAGCCCGAAACCGGGACGTTGTTCGACGGGGTGAGAGGATCCTCAGAAAGAGTCTTCATGGTCAGCTTGGCGGTACGCCGGTTGCGCTTTCCATAGGAATGCGCGACGTTCAGCGTGGTCGAGGAATCGGGAGTCTGAAAGACTCCCTGACCGAGACCGGAACCAACTCGCGGAAGCGAGGTGGCAACGCCACCAATTGTTACCGACTGGGGATCTGAGAACATACTATTTATCTCCTTCCTGCACTATGCAGGCTAGCACGCCGAAGCGTGTGCTACGATGGTACCGAATAGTATCACCGTTCTCTTCAAGCGGCCGTTTGAGCCGTTGTTAGAAGAGGGTTCGATCGCTTCTGGTTAAACCCAGGGCGATCAAGATGGCCCACTGTTGCTCCGTAAAGGAGTTAGGGTTAAGGCCAAATCCAAAAGGTGTAGCCTTTACGCGTAGTTTTTGAGTAAAACTCTCAACCATGCGTACAGGACCAGTAGTGCCAGTCTTAAACCTGGCACCACTGTGTGTGTAGGTACGAGTAACGTGAGTTTCACGCATCAAGTACCCCCACCTCATTACAAGGTTGTCTCTTGTGAACGCTTCAGCGTTGGAGATAATATCTCCAACGTTCGCGAACCAGTCAAGCAACCAAGTGAATGACGTAAGCTGATATGCTAGATCGATGGTAAGACCATCAATGCCAAGTAATTTCCTGGCGATCTGCGCACCTCGACTTATCACTCCATCAGGGGATGAAACCCCTTCAAGGTAATAAGTAAAGGCACCCGTGAAATAGTAGCGTTCGCTACGTATCTCGGATAAAACAGCTTTACCGTATATATCCTCAGGATCGTTCACAAAAAAAATTATAATTCCAGGAAGAACCCAACATTACG